GGGAACGGCATGACAGATACAGAATGTTTAAACTGTGAAAGCATCACGTTTGATGGCTACACAGTATGCAAGATCCTAGTGACGTGCGATAAACACCTATGTTTGTTTAGTCATGATCCATGCAGCGGATTCAAAGAGATGGAATGATTCCTCTCTCTTTTTTTTAATCAATCTCCTTACGGAGGCCGCATTTGTCTTTAATTGCTATAACGATCAAATATAAGGCGTGCCTACGCGACGTACTGACTCATTGCTCACTCGCGCCCGTACCTTTTCCAAGTCATTTACCAAGGCCGGGTCTCGCTTAGGCGGCATGGCCGCAGGCACAAGCGGATCGGCAGGCTTTTTTACAACGTTCTTAAACCAATCGAGACAGGTTGGCGGGACGAAGCGAGGCGTTCCGCAGTTCTTACAATCATACAACGAACTGCCGTGGTTCCGTGCGGCAGTAAGCAAGATCGCAAGCAGCACGGCGGGCGTTGAATGGCTCGGATTGGCGGAAGATCCTGAGACCAATCAAATGATTCCGCTCAATGATCTCCTCGAGGGACAGAAGCATCCTCTCGAGATCTTCTTATCGCAGCCGCATCCTTACTTTTCTTGGCAAACCATCGTCTTCTTGTGGACAGTTCATCTTAAAACGGTCGGCGAAGCGTTTGGCATTTGGGACAAGACGCCCGAAGGTTGGCAAATATGGCCGATCACTCCTGACAAGATAACGAAGTTGCCAACGCCTGACGAACCGGCATTCACCTTATCACTTCCAAACGGGCAATTCCCCATCCCATACGATCAGGTTCTATGGCTGCTCGATCCTGATCCTACCTCACCATACGGACGCGGATCGGGAATTGCTCAAGCATTGGATGATGAACTCACGACCGACGAGGAAGCAGCGAAGACCATACGGAACTTCTTTGAGAATCAAGCACGACCTGACATCCTGATCACTGGCAAAGGCCTCAATCCCGAGAAGACGAAGCGGATGCAAGAGGAATGGGTCGAGAAGCAGGCCGGTTTTGGGAACGCCTTTAAGCCGCACTTCATGAGTGAGGCGGTCGACATCACGACCTTTAAGCAGGACTTCCAATCGATGCAGTTCACACAGTTGCGCCAATACGAACGTGACACAATCATTCAAGTCTTCGGCCTGCCGCCTGAGATCGTCGGCATACTTTCATCTTCTAACCGTGCCACGATCGAGGCGGCCGATATGTTCTTTTCCAAATACACACTCACGCCGCTGCTCACACAAATGAGAGAAGCGTTCCAAAAGCAACTCGTCCCGATGTTCGATGACACTGGTCAGGTAGAGATCGACTTTGTCAGTCCGATCGCGGAAGATAAGGATTATCAACTCTCCGTGATGTCGGCGCATCCATACGCTTTTCTAATCGACGAGGTGCGTGCGAAGGCAGGCGAGGAACCGTTGCCTGATCAAATGGGCGAACGCTTCCCGTTGCCGATGAACATCAATCTCAACGCCGTCTCTGAACCGTCCGAGGAATCTCCTTATGGTGAACTCACGCCCGAGGAGGAGGAGGAAGGATCAACGGATGAGGCATCATCCCCGGCAATCCCGCTGATGGGATTCAAACCTCGGACACAGGGCCGGAAGGTGATCACAGGACGCGGGAACGTTGTGAGACTTAGGCGACGATAACGGAGGTGGACAAATGCAATTTAGTTATTTAGAATTCATTGTGACGCTGATCTTCTTTGAGATCCTGTTCGTCTTATTCCAAATTTACGGAGTGATCAAATGACATTAGCAAAGGACGTGAAGCAAGGCGAGATCATTCGCAAACTCTTTAAAGTAGATAAACCCGTCGCGGAAGATCCAAACGACGACAAATCGCCGTTAATCTTCACGATCACAACGGACGTCCGCGATAGAGACGGCGATATTGTTGACCCGGCCGGTATAATGGTCGAGAACTATGCGAACAACGCCGTGATGCAGTGGGCGCACAAGTATGATGACCTTCCGGTCGGCAAGTCGGTCGAGATGTGGGCGCAACCAATCAAGATCATAAAGGCGGGCAAGGAAGTCACGCAACAAGGCGTCAAGGCGGCCGTCGAATTCCAACCTGACGACAACTATCACGAATCATTCTCAGGACTTCGAGGATCTATGGTCAGGAGAATGTATCTGACAGGATTCCTCAACGCTGTCTCGATCGGGTTCGATCCGTATAATTGGAATGAGATCGAGGAAAAGGATGAGGAGAGACAGGAATCGCCTATGAGTTCCGTGTTTGGCAACGGCACGCACTTCACCAAATGGGATTTACTTGAGTTCTCAGCCGTTCCAGTTCCCGCAAATCCGCAAGCGGTCATTGATCGTGCTGCAACATTCGGTCACGACAAAGCGATGGTCAAGGCGTTCCTCAAGGAGATGTCCGATTATTGCACAGAGGAAGGATGTGCGATGAAGCGAGTCAAGAGTGAATCAAAGTCAATAACTGACACCGATAAGAGCGACCTGTTGGCAGGGATCGGTAAAGAGAACCTTGTGGATCTGTCGGCATATCACCGGCGCTTGCACATGTTCGCCGCGCAGGGGAACCTAATGACAGGTTTCACACAGGCTGACATGAACTGGCTGCACGCGCAGGTAGAGAAAGCGATGTGTGACTTGCACAAGAAGGACGATCCACCGTCGAAGTGCGCCGATCCAAGTCCTCTCGAATGGAAAAAGGACGTTACCACTAATCATCAGTTAGTGGAGAAATGCTCTCACATAACAGAAGTCACAGAGCGCATACGAGAGCGCGAGGAGAACGCGGACAAGAAGCCGCCGAAGATGGTGGCAGTAAATGTTACATCAGGCGGACAAACGGCCAATGTCAGTCATTATCAGGGCGCGGCCGTCGGTGAAACGACCGGCGATACAAGCGCGGCATGGGAATGGACAACAACTTCGCCAACAAAGGAGGAGGAGAACGTGAATAAAGAGATTGATGATCTCAAGAAGATGGTCGAAGATCAGCAAAAGCAGATCAACGAACTTAATGAGACACTAAAAGCGGGGCGCGTCCTGAGTGCGGCGAATGAGTCCGACCTTAGAGACGCAGTGACATCGCATAATTCGGGCGTCAAGTTGACGAATGGCGTCTTGGCACAAGTGACAGGTAAACCCGGGGCCGGGCCTAAACCCGCACCCGCAGGGCCGGAACCTGATACGCCGCCTGATGACGACGGCAAGTCAGTCACCGAGCCGGTCATTGACGTATCATATCCACTCGGCCACGAAGTCGCGGAACTAAAGGACGTGATTCCTGATGTTCCCGAGCCAGTGGTCGCCGATGAGGAGATGATCATCATCTCAGAGGAAGAACTCGATACGCTCATTCAAGAAGCGTATGACGAGAAGGCAAAGGAATTAGGGTTAGACGACGAACTCGCGGCAAATGCGAGTTAATGGAGGAAAAAAGATGGCAGAGATAAAAGCGACTCGCCTGCAATTGAAGGAGATGATCGAGGAGTCGATCGGCAAGCGCCTCACGGATGCCGTGAAGGACGCCAAAGACCGGCAAACCTTGGGTCTCTATCAAATGCTTGCCGCAGAGCGAGATTATCAGGACAGAAATAAAGCGGAGAAGGTCGACCCGATCGGCGGTCTTATGATCGCTCTTGCACAGGGCAAAGGCGACATCGATAAGTCATTCTCTTGGGGACAGCGGAAGTTTGGCGACAAGTCAAAGATCACGACTGCACTCAAGGCAATGCAAGCGAGCACCGACACGGCAGGCGGCTTTTTAATCCCCGATGTTCTATCAACGGAGATCATCGAACTGCTCATACCAACCGCAATCATGCGGAAGATCGGCGCGACGATAATGCCACTTGTCAACGGACAACTCAGCATTCCACGAATCACCGGCGGAGCAACTGCCGCGTATCTCTATGAAGGTGCGAACATTCAAACCTCACAGGAGACGCTCGGACAATTGAACCTCGTCGGACGCAAACTCGGATGTGAAGTTGCGATCTCGAATGATCTGCTCAACTTCGCCGTTCAGAATGCCGATCAGATTGTCAGGCAGGATATGGTCACGCGAATGGCCTTGAGAGAAGACCTCGCGTTTATGGAGGGCGACGGTGAAGCAAACACTCCGGTCGGCCTGCGGAACGTTATGCAAACGAGCAATCAAATCGCTATGACTGCAACGCCAACCGCAATCACGGCAACTCTCGACGCGGGCCGTGTTCAAACGCTGCTCGACAACGCCAACGTTCCCGACACACGACGGTCGTGGATTATGCGACCCACTACAAAGAACTGGCTCGCAACCGTAAGAACTTCAACGGGCGCTCTAGCGTTCCCCGAGGTTCAGGGAGCAAACCCGGTTTGGTGGGGTTATCCGGTCGTGACTACGACCCAAATGACGATCGACAGCGGGACGTCGAACTACATATACCTCGTCGAAGCGCCTGAGTTGATCATCGGTGATGCGATGACCATGAGAATCGACGCCTCGAGTGAGGCCGCATACGATCTGAGCGGAACTCTTGTGTCTCCATTCTCGAGAGATGAGACGGTCATAAGAGCAATCAGCATGCACGACTTCGGAATGCGACACGTCGCCTCCGCAGCGGCATTGACCGGATGCACATGGGGATACTAATCCTCGAATAGGAGTTGATTCAAAATGGGTATAAAAAGAGGGATGCTCAAGCACGTCGCGGTCAAGATGACCGATGCTCCGGTGACTATCACGTCGCCCGGATCGGCGATCGCGGTCACTGCACTCAGCACAGCGTTCGATCTCGGCGTTGACAAGAAATATACGTCCGTCCGAGCGATCTTCCCGTTCGTCAAAGCGGGAAATGGATCGGTCACGGTTCAAATGGAGATCCAATCGAGCACATCGAGCGGCGGCACGTATGCTGACGTTGGCGTTCAGTTACCAGCGACGACAAACATCGATCCGACGACGGCCGCGCTCTGCGTTGATGCAGGTCACGGCTATGTTGCCACAACGGGCAACGCAGTCGCTACGTCATATTGTGACCTGATTAACGCGAACCGCTATCTCAAGGTATTGATAACGGCGAACTTCAGCGCGGTAACGACGCCAACAGTTATCGGCCCGATAATCCTCGTCTTTGAGGGTTCTCGAGACGAACCGATAACGAACACTGGAATGCTTACCACAGCGTAAGAAAACATAAGAAGGGCGTGTTTATCCACGCCCTCTATTTTCACCTTGGAGGTGAGCGAATGAAGATGGTTATCTTCACACAGAACCACGCCGGGTATAAGGCGGGCGCGGGTCAGTTGTTCGACGAGACTATTGCGGACAACTTGATTCAAGGCGGATACGCCAAGGAATTCAAGACAAAGGAACCGGATATGCATGAGAACATTCACAACGGCACGCCGAGCGACGAGGAACTAAAAGACCGCGAAGCAAAGGCAGTGGAGACTCCGAGAAAAGACAAGATGATCCACAAGCCAAAGCATAAGAAGTGATCCACGATGACGATGCAATATCGAACTGACCTTAATGTCAACTGCATCGACACGCCGCAGATCATCGACGGCTGTGTGACATCCTCAAAGTTAGCGTCGGGCGTTTTGCCGTTGGTCTTAACAACAACGCAACGGCAAGCGTTGACTCCGGCAACGGGGCAACAGGTCTATGACACCACGCTCTTACAGCCGGTTTGGTATAATGGGACGGCGTGGACTGATGCAACGGGACGCTGCTTGTAGGAGGTTAATATGAAGCTAATGCTATTCACGGTCGCAAGTCGAGGCCGCAAGGTCGGCGACTATGTGTTACTGAACGAAGACGAGGCAATACGGGAGTATCTCGCAGGAAACGCGACATACAACACGACCGTTCCCGGGACTTATCCGGCCTGCAATACGACCGTGTCAGCCGCAGTCCCCGGAGTCGCGGCCTTTGATCCAATGAGATAAACGATAGATACCAAAATGCCCGAGACACAATACATCAAACCCAAAGAACGGGGCGGACTTGGATACGAGTATGAAGTATTCGATCCGAAGGTGATTGTCAAGAACAACGTCTTCCCGCTCCCGCACGAATATCACAATTGCTCAACGTGCAGGCGTGCAAGTTTGACAACAAAGCAACCGCGAGGAATTCAATCGTGGTGCGGGTTTACAATGAAGTGGAAAATGGAACGCGAGGATCTGATTGACAACGGCTGTCCTGCACACGCCCGGAAGATCCCGAGGGCTGACATCTAAACAATAAGGAGACACGATAATGGTTGGAACAATGTATGAAGGCGGGCCGCTGAGAATGGTCGGTCACGCGACGGAGCGAATCAATTGGCTCACGGACACGATCAAACTCGCACTCGCTAAATCACAAACGAACTCGCCGACCTATATCCCGAACAACGAGACTGAGACCAGTTACACCACAATTGCCTCAGCGATGGAGACGACAAACGGCGAGGGCGCGGGCTACACGGCAGGCGGTCAGTCAATCGCAACACCAACGCTCGCAATGATCACCGATCCCGATGACTCGCTGCGTTACCTAAAGTTTGGCGGAACCGCACCGGCTCCGTGGACATCGTCGACGTTCGTGACTGAGGGCGGCGTGGTCTATGACAACACAGCGACCAACAAGCCGCTGATTTGTTATCTCGACTTCGGCGTTGAGAAGGACGTCACGGCCGGGACATTGACGATTGTATTTGATGCCAAGGGAATTTGCCGACTGAAGGTAGTTTAATCACCGTGTTCGCACTATGCCGATGGACATCGCGGGAGACCTAAGCCGTGGCGCAAACAATCATCTTCACATTTGCACAGGATTCAAAGACTATCACGAATCAGGTCGGATACTCAGCGTACAATGGAACGGCGAGTCGGCTCCTGTGGAATGCGACCAACGCCAACGGCGCACCGTATCCATGGTATGGCCTTTTCAATCTAGGCAGTGACGGCATCTCAATCAACAGGGGCACCTACACCGACGCAGGAACTGGCGCGTTCCTGCATGCGTGGGAGATCGGTTTTTGGTATCAGGGG